GGGCGTGGGCAAGACGACAATCGCCAAAGCCATGTGCAACGAAATCGGTTGCGACTACATGGTAATCAATGGTTCTGATGAAAACGGCGTCGATACGATTCGTATCAAAATTAAAAACTATGCATCATCTATTTCATTGTCTGGTGGTCGTAAAGTTATCATACTAGATGAAGCAGACTATCTAACACCAAACGCACAAGCAATTCTACGTAACGCAATCGAAGAGTTTGCTGCGAACTGTTCTTTCATCTTCACCTGTAATTATAAAAACAAAATCATTGACCCACTACACAGTCGTTGTGCAGTGATTGAGTTTGGTTTAAAAAATGGTGAAAAGGCGCAGATGGCTTCTGCTTTCTTCAAACGCATGACACACATACTCAACACAGAGAAAGTTGATTTTGACGAAAAAGTAATTGCAGAAGTTGTCAAAAAACACTTTCCAGATTTTCGTCGTGTTATTAATGAACTACAACGTTACTCCAAACTCGGCAAGATTGATGTGGGCATACTCTCTCAGATTGGCGATATTTCTATCACACAGATTGTCAAACATCTGAAAGAAAAAGACTTTGCATCCGTCCGTAAATGGGCAGCTAGTACGGACATTGATAACACGACATTCTTTCGCAAACTCTACGATGCTTTGTATGACATTGCAAAGCCTCAGAGTATACCACAAGCAGTGTTAATTCTTGCTGACTATCAATATAAACAAGCGTTTGTTGCCGATCATGAAATCAATCTTGTTGCTTGTCTAACTGAAATCATGGCTAATGTGGAGTTTAAATGAAAACTGAACAGAGAATTGATATCTTAGGTAGAATTGGTGAGAAAATTCTTGTCAATTATTTTAATACATTAGGCCGCAAAGTTCATGAATCAATTGATCATTTCGATCATGTAAAAGATATGATTGTTGACGGTATGTTGATTGAAGTGAAAACAGAACAACCATTCGTAAAGAAAAATGCTTTTACTTTTAGAGAAAATCAACTAAAAAAGTGTCGTAACGTGGATGAATTATACTTTATATCAATTCCACCTTTAATTAATCTTAACTATAAGTGGGGTGGTTGGATTTTTAAAGCTAATCCTAAAACCTTCATTGAGACTGAAACATACACGACAAAGTTTGGTATTCGTATGATTGTTATACCAATTAAACAGGATTCTTTAATCCCCATTAAGAAATTGAGCCAAGATGAGATTGACGAACTCCTCAAATATACGGATTCAAATTACAAAAAATGAGCAACCCATTCGACTATGCTACCGCCATTCTACAAACTAAGAAGCAACTTATTGTAGATGAACTAACTGAAAAGGAGTACAACCCGTTTCTGGTCAATCGTGCTTTATCTCAGCACAAAGATTGTCTGGCCTTCGCAAACGAGATGAATAGTAGACACTATCTTGAAAAAAAACTACAATTTGACTATTTGCTAAATACTATCAGGTCTATGAAAAGACCGTTTGCGAAGTGGGTTAAAGCAGAAACTAACGATGATTTGGAATGTGTCAAACTGGCCTACGGCCTGTCTGATTCCAAAGCACGTGAGGCTTTGCGAATACTCAGCAAAGAACAAATCCAAAAGTTAAAAGAAGAAACCTTTATAGGTGGATTAGGAAAATGATATGGTTGATCTGTCTAAGTTTGTTGAAGTCGTCTTGCCGAATCAAGATGACTTTTTAAAAATTCGTGAGACACTCACAAGAATTGGTGTTTCAAGTCGAAAAGAAAGGGTATTATATCAGTCTTGTCACATACTACACAAACAAGGTAAATATTATATTGTACACTTTAAAGAATTGTTTGCTTTAGATGGCAAGTTATCCACAATCACTGAAAATGACGTACAAAGACGAAATGCAATTGCCAATTTATTAGAAGAGTGGGGCTTGTTAAAGATTGTGAACTATGATATAATTGAAAACAATATAGGGCCAATTCATCAAATCAAAATTATTTCTTTCAAAGAAAAAAATGATTGGGAACTAGTTGCTAAATATAATATAGGTAAAAAAGTTAAAACCGAATAATGGTGATATATCATGAGCAAAGTGAAAAATAATCTGATCAAATTAATTAATAAGTATACCAAAGAAGAAGTGTATACTAGAGATTACAATGATATAATTAAAGAAGGCAATAACGAGTTTATTAAAGTCTTTAATCAAAGTAATCCACAAAGAACTTATCTTGTCAATCGTACAGCATTTTTGATTGATAAGTAAGTCGTGACGCCTTCGGGGTCACGTAATTTAACTTGCTTAATAAGGAGAAAACTATGACTATTACTGGTCGATTTGGCCCAATGATTCTAAATCAAACACTGGGTTTTGAAAATTTTATTCGTGATGTAGAAGCAATTCTAAATGAGGCAAAACCTGTTAACAATTTTCCACCACACAACATCGTTAAACTTGATGAGAACAAATATGTGGTAGAACTTGCTGTTGCTGGTTTTGGTAAAGATGAAATCGATATTCAAGTACAAGAAAATACTTTAACTATTAAAGGTGAAAAAAAAGAGGGAACATCTGACTTGGAATATCTACATCGTGGAATTGGTACACGTTCTTTCACTAAGTCAATCACCATTGCTGACACCATTGAGGTAAAAGGTGCAGAATATAAAGATGGTATTCTACGCATTGGTCTTGAGAACATCATTCCAGAACATAAGAAACCACGTAAGATTGAAATTGATAATGAACTAAAAACATTCAAGCCTCAACTTCTACAAGAGAAACAGGCTGCGTAATGAGTGGGGCTTGCGCCCCACTTTGAAAGATACATAGTGGATAAAGACTTACGATCATATCTCAAAATCTATCCAGATTGGCTCACGCCAGAAGTGTGTGAAGAGACTGTTGATGAACTTGAAAAAGTAGAAGGTCAATTTCAGACACATCAGTTTTATGATTATCACAACAACTCTAATCATTCTTATGAGCATGAACTTGCTGTTACGTGGTCAGATGTAAAACACAAAAACTACATTATGCAAAGAATTTGGGACGGTCTACGAAGATACCATGACGAACTCACTGAATGGGGTTGTGAATGGTATGCTTCATGGCAAGGTTACACCGAAGTTCGTTTCAATCGTTATCGTGAAGATACACAGATGAAACTACACTGTGATCATATTCACTCAATGTTTGATGGTCAACGCAAAGGTATACCAACTTTGACGATTCTTGGTGGTTTAAATGGCGGCTATGAAGGCGGTGATCTTGTATTTTGGCAAGATACACATATCACTTTGAAGGCAGGTGAGATTATGATTTTTCCATCAAACTTTCTTTATCCACACAGAGTTGATTTAGTAACAAAAGGCACACGATACTCATACGTTTCTTGGACATGGTAATGAAACCCAATCAAAACTTTAAAATGAAAAAAGACTTGAAAATTTTACTTTCAAGGCTTGAACGTAATCACAAACTTGATTACAAACGTGAAATGATTCAAGCGATCATTGCACCACGTATTGAATTCAAGAAGAAGAAAAAAGAAGAAGTGCAAGATGACTGATCTATTAATGGTGAGTCATTTTCACAAAGACTTTCCTTTCAATCACGAATCATCTTGGCTTAAAGCAGCATACGCTGGTAGCCGTGCGCCATATGGTTGGCATCCACCGGGACCAGGTAATTGGATAAACACATCACATTATAAAAGTGTATACGAATATCGACACTATTATGGAACAGTTTCCGAAGACAATTTTCTTCGTGCAATGGGCCAACAGGCATCAGAATATTACACATGGAAAAATATTCGTGCTGATTTCATTGGTTGTACAACATATCGCCGCTATCTAGATTTTAAAGGTGACATTGAAAAAAATGTGCTGAAGGCATCATTGAAATCAACAAAAGAAAATGTTGATTACTTGTCATCTGATGAACAGAAAATAGCAGCATTAAAACTATTCGAAATACATGATGTTATCACGAATCCAATTACATTATTGCCATACTCTGTGCGTAATCAATATCTACAGTCACAGCCAGCAGAGTATCTAAATTTATTTTTAGAAGGCATTGATAAATTGATGCCAGACTACAGAAATAGTATGAGTTGGTGGAATGAAAACGGTGCAAGTTTTGAAACATGCTATGTCATGCGTAAGCAACTATTCAGAAAATATGCTAGTGAGTTATTTGAATTATTAGAATATGTGTGGCAAAATACTAATAACAGATATCCAACAACGGTAACAACATCTGAGCCTTTACCATGGCGTTACCCAGGTTTTCTTGGTGAAAGATTTGTGTCATTTTTTTTACACGCTAACAAAGTGAACGTGGCTAGAGTTCCACTCATTATTCTGGAATAAACAAAATAATTTTTTGTTGTATGCCATATGTGAAGTAAATACTTACTTATTATGAAAGAAAAATACATAAAAGCGCATATGAAAGCAGCCAGCGTATATGCTGAACTTTCTACTGCCCGTAGATTACAGGTAGGCTGTGTAATCGTCAAAGACAATACAATCATCGGTATTGGTTATAATGGTATGCCTTCTGGTTGGGACAATAACTGTGAAGAAATGTCATATGTTCTCAAAGAAGAATGCTATTCTACAGATAAACGTATGATATACGAAGGTTATACCGAAACTGCTCATGGTTGGACAAGACTTACATCCAAACCAGAAGTTCTTCATGCCGAATCGAATGCAATCGCCAAAGTTTCTCGGTCAACAAACTCAAGTGATGGGGCAGCAATGTTTATTACCCACGCACCATGCTTAGAATGTGCTAAAATGATATATCAGTCAGGAATCAAGGAGGTTTACTACAAAAACGCCTACAGAAGTGAAAACGGTATTAATTTTCTAAAAAAGTGTGATGTCAAAGTCGTTCAGTATAATGAGGAGTAAATTATGAGTAACATTACAAAAGTAGCAAAACAATTAGCCGAAACAAATGCTAAACTTCCTAAAGCATACAAGTATGATCTTGTAATGCGTGAGTTTGACAACAAGGTTGAGTTGATTGGTCTTGTTGATGACCCAACCTATGACATTGCCGACTTTGTTGGTCGTGAAATGTTGTTTCCAAAAAAGTGGGTAACACTTGATGTTTATGAACCATCTACAAGGGTAACAGTATGAATGACGTAAAATGTTTTACTTTTAAAACACATCAAACTATCATGGGTGAATTAGTTGATGATGGTGATGTTGGCTTCACACTTAAAAATCCAATGCAGGTAATTGCTGTACCACCACGTTCAGCAAATGGTTCTGGTGGAGTTGGCTTTGCGCCTTATCTTGCTTTTGTTGAAGAGTTTGACAAGGGCATCACTTTCAAGTATGATGATATTTTAACAGTTAATACACCTGTGTTCGATCTTCTAAATCAATACAATCGTATGTTCAGCAAAATTGAAATCGCACCACCAGGTTTAGTGGTTTAATGTCAAAATATTATACTAATGTTTGTGTTCACGGCAATAACATTCTTTTTCGTGGAGTGAATAACGGGCGAAGAGTAAAGAGCAAAGTCAAATACTCTCCGTCTTTGTTTATACAATCCAATAAACAATCTCAATGGCATTCATTGTTTAATGAGCCACTTGAGCCTATGACTTTTGATACTATTCGGGAGGCACGTGATTTTGTCAAACGTTATGAAGATGTTGCAAACTTTAAAATCTACGGCAATACACGCTATGAATATGCCTTCATTGCTGATAATTTTAGAGGCATCATTGATTGGGATATTTCTCATCTCTCTGTTGTATTTCTAGACATTGAGGTTGGTTCAGAAAATGGTTTTCCTGATCCTTACAAAGCAACTGAACCTATCACTGCAATTGGTATTCATCAATTGAATGGTGGTACAACAGTTTATGGTTATGGTGATTATGAGGTAAAAGGTGATGAAACATACATTCATTGTGAAGATGAAATCGATTTGTGTGAACGGTTTCTTGCTGACTGGTCAAGCAATTGGCCTGACGTTGTTACTGGTTGGAATATCAAGTTCTTTGATATACCTTACATTGTCAATCGTTTCACACGTTTATTTGGCGACGATGTAGTAAATAAATTGTCGCCTTGGTCTGTGTACTCAGAAAGAAAGACCATGTTCAAAGGCAAAGAACAGATTGTCTATGATTTGATTGGCATCTCTGTACTAGACTATCTTGAACTATATCAGTGGTATGCGCCAGGTGGTAAGAACGTTGAGAACTATCGACTTGATACAGTTGCAAGTGTAGAACTTGGTGAAAACAAATTATCATATGATGAGTATGATAATCTACATCAACTCTACAAACTTGACCATCAAAAGTTTATTGAGTATAACATCAAAGACGTACATCTGGTGTTGAAACTTGAAGATAAGTTGAAACTGATTGAACTTGCACTGACTCTGGCGTATGACACAAAAACAAATTATGATGACATCTTTGCACAAACAAGAATGTGGGATGCACTGATATATAACTATCTGCTTGAACGTAAGATTGTTGTACCACCACGCCGTGTTGCAAAGAAGAATAAAGCATTTGAGGGTGCGTATGTCAAAGAACCACAGATTGGATTACATGACTGGGTTGCATCGTTTGACTTGAACAGTCTGTACCCACATTTGATTATGCAATACAATCTTTCACCAGAAACAATTGTGGAGAAAGATGATTACACTGATGAGATGAGAGAACTAGCAGGCAGTGCATCTGTAGAAAGTTTGCTTGATAAAAAACTTAACACATCTGTATTGAAGGGTGTTACGATTACACCAAATGGCCAATTCTTTCGTACAGACAAACAAGGCTTTTTGCCAGCAATGATGATTGAAATGTATGAAGACCGTAAGAAGTTCAAGAAGTTGATGTTGAAAGAGCAACAAGACTACGAGAACGAAAAAGACCCAGCAAAGAAAAAAGAAATTGAAAAACTAATTGCACGATACAACAATCTACAGTTAGCTAAAAAAGTTTCACTGAACTCTGCTTATGGTGCAATGGGCTCACAGTATTTTCGATTCTACGATTTGAGGCAAGCACTTGCTGTTACACAAGCAGGTCAATTATCAATTCGTTGGATTGAAAACAAACTCAATGAATATCTAAACAAACTATTGAAAACTGATAAAGACTATGTTATTGCTTCAGATACAGATTCGATCTATCTCAATCTTGGTCCATTGGTTGATTCTGTGTATAAACAGAAGCCATCACCTGAGAAAGTTATCGCCTTCATGGATAAAATCTGTGAAGAGAAGATTCAACCTTATATCGATCAAAGTTATCAGAATCTTGCTGAATATGTTTATGCGTTCGATCAAAAGATGCAAATGAAACGTGAAGGCTTGTCCGATAAAGGTATTTGGACAGCAAAGAAACGTTATATTCTGAATGTATACAACAATGAGGGTGTTCAATATGCAAAACCAAAAATCAAGGTCATGGGTCTTGAAATGGTTAAGTCATCTACACCTACCGTTGTTCGTGCCAAGATGTATGAATTAATTGACCTTGTTGTGAACACAGATGAAGAAACGGTACAAGAGTTCATTGCCAAATTCAGAGAAGAGTTTCGTAAATTGCCTGTTGAGGACATTTCTTTTCCACGTGGCTGTAATGG